GGGGTTGTTCGACAAATTAATCTTCCTTTTGTTAAAACAGAATATAAGAAATATTATCAGGAATATCAGCCGGTAAATGAACAATATAAGGCAAAAGATTATGATCATGACTTGAGAATTGCTAAATTACGGGCAAATGATTACGGAATTTATGGAGGTTGTGAACTTATTTTGCTTGATGTTGGTTCCGGTTCCGGGGCGTTTGTAGATGAATGCCGGTCCAGGGGTGCGGCGGCTTATGGTTGTGAGATTTCCCAATATGCCTATGCCCCTACTGGGAATTTTATTTATAATGGGATGTTGGAGGATATTGCATTCCCAACTGATCATTTTGATGTTGTAACGTGCCATGATGTATTAGAGCATTGTCTTGACCCGGTTTCTTTTATAAAGGAAATGTTCAGAATTACCAAACAGGGTGGAAAATGTATTATTGATTTTCCCAATTTTCATGTTGAGGCTGGAAAACATCATTGGAAGATTGAACATATTTGGTATTTTAATACAGATCAATTAAAAGAATTGCTTGCAAAAACAGGATTTATAATCAGTGGAATAAAAAATCCAATTGAATCAAAAATATTATTTACTTGTGCCAAACCAGAAGAAGATAGAAAAACAATTTTGCTCCCTCCTGGGATTGGGGACTCATATTGGTCCTTGATTAAATTACCGGCATTGATTGAAAGGGAAAATATTGGAATTCCTGAAATAGCAGTTGCTTGTAATAAAGAGAAAAAATACAACGGACACAAGAGGGCATTTCCTTTTATTGAAATGTTTCCTTTTGTTCATTCTTCCGGGTTCTCTCTTTCTACAGATGGGGAAAGTAATAAAAAAATCTGGAAAGAAGCGTATGCTCAAGAAGGAAGGACAATTTTCAGAGATGTTTTAAATTGTAATTATTTCGTTTCATATAATGGCCATTTACGAATTGGCAAAAGTATGAATGAGATTGATCCTGATTTGAAATGTTCCTGGAATCCGAAAATGTTTGTTTCTCTTGAACAACTTAATTTTCAGAAGATGTGTCAAGAACAATTTGGGAAATATATTGTTTTTTATTTTATTTTTGGTGGGACTTATAGTTATTGGACGCAGCAATTCCCAATTAAGAATATTATTGGGTATATCAGGAAGGTATTGAATCGGACAGGATTGAAAGCAGTATTTACCGGAGCAATATGGGATGGTGATGATAATCCATTGAATGAAATAAAAAAGAATTTTCCTGACTCAATTGATCTTGTAGGGAAGACGACTGTTCAGCAATTGTTTGGATTATTGAAAGGTTCAGAATTGGTTGTTGGTTATCCTTCCGGGTTGACAATTCTTTCTGCTTCGATGGGGATTAAAACCCTTACAATATGGAACGATTATTATAATAGGGATTTTGCCTGGAATTGTGTTCAACCGGAAGTTTGGAATAAAACATATTTTACCGAAAATACAAATGGGATTAATGTTAATTCATTAACAACTAAATCAATAGGAATAATCGAAGGGATTGCAAAACCTTCCAAACTTCCTTTGCCAACAGGAAAGAGGGAAGTTCAAACAAAGAAAAATGAAAAGGTTATTAAATCTGTTGAATTAAAACGTTCTCCTTGTTTGACAATTGCTTGTGTCCTCAAATCTGGTGGGGATTATGACGAAAAATACGTCCAGATTATGAAACGAATGATTGAAAAGACTGTAACAATTCCTTATAAGTTTTGTGTTTTAACTGATATGAATGTTAAGGATATTGAATTAATTATACTTAAAAAGAATTTTCCGGGTTGGTGGTCCAAACTTGAATTATTTTCTCTTTATGGTCCGGTACTTTATATTGATCTTGATACAGTAATTTTACATAATATTGATAAACTTGTAAATTCTGTATCAAGGATGGATAATGGTCAATTTTGGATGCTTCCTCCTTTTAATTCTTCCAGGAGGGAAAAGGGGATGTGGGCATCTGGGATAATGGCTTGGCATGGGGATTTTAGATATTTAATTGATAAATTTGATCGTAAAAATTATGAGGGGTGGGATCAGGTTTATATTTCAAAGACACTTGAAAAACGAGGAGTTAAAATTGAATCAATTGGCCGTTTTTCAAGAATAGCATCATACAAAAGGCATTGCTCAAGTACGAGTAATAAGCCAAATGAGTTTGATATTGTTTGTTTCCACGGGAGAGAGCGGCCACATACTTGCAAACATCAATGGGTCAAGGAGATTTGGGTATGATTGATCCTATCCTTATAACCGGCGCTGCCCGTTCTGGAACAAGTATGACCGCTGGGATTATTCATATTTGTGGTGGATTTGGCGGGGATACGGCAGGCCCGAATATTCATAATCAAAAGGGGATGTTTGAAAATCTTGAAATAAGAAATTCAATTACTAAACCATATTTGAAAAGCATTGGTTGTGACCCTTTAGGGCAAAGGCCATTACCTAATTCCCGGCAGGTTTTTGAGGTAACTCAACAGCAAGGAGAACAATGGAGAAAAAGGATACAATCAGTAATACAATATCAAGGATATAAGGACGGGATTTGGTATTACAAGGGGGCGAAGATGTGTTTGTTTTGGTATATGTGGCATCTTGCCTTTCCTGCTGCTAAATGGGTAATTGTAAGACGTGAAGCTGATCAAATTGCTGAATCTTGTTTGCGAACTTCTTTCATGCGTGCTTATAAGACAAAAGATGGCTGGTTGGATTGGGTAAAAGTTCATGAAGATAGATTCAGACAAATGAACAAGGCTGGTCTTGAAATTATGGAAGTTTGGCCCTCTAAAATAATTGCCGGGGATCAATTAGAGATGAAACAAATGATTGAATGGTTAGGGCTTGAATGGAAACAGAATCTTGTAAATGCCTTTGTTGATCCTGCTTTATATGGAGGTAAAAAATAATGGGCCGGGTTACTTCCGCAGAAGTTCGAGAAATAATTGATATTGATTCATCAATAACTGATATCACTCCATTTATTACTGCTGGGAATTTGTTGGTAACAAATGCATTTTCCGGGGATACGCAAGTTGGTGATGCAACATTAAAAGAAATTGAACGATATATTGTTGCTCATATTATTTGTTCCAGGGATCAGAGAACAATAGAGGAATGGGCAGGCGGTAATGAGGGGGTAAGGGTGAAATATATGGGCCAGTTCGGAAAAGGTCTTGAATCTACTCCTTATGGGCAGAATGCATTGCTTTTGGATTTTACTGGCAGATTGGCGGCTCTTGGTAGAAAACGGGCAAGTATCGGAATGATTGATTATTCGACGGATGTATAAATGAACAATCGAGTAAGAAAAAATCTGTTGAGACAAACCGCTGTTTATTGGGGTTCTCCGGTAAATGATGGGTATGGAGGAAAGACGTTTGCTGCCCCTGTAGAAGTTGAATGTCGTTGGATGGTTAAACAGGAAAAGATTGTATTACAGAATATGGAAGAAGTTCTTTCAAAGGCTGTTGTTGCATTGAGTGATGATGTTGAAGTTGGGGGGAGATTGGCCTTGACTGATCTTGATAATTTGAATAGTTCCCAACTTCCTGAAGATGAAGAGTCTTTTGAAATTATGAAATTCTCGAAGAATCCTGATCCGAAAGCAAATGTTTTTGTAAGGACTGCGTGGCTGATATGAGCTTGAATCTTACCGGATTAGACAAAGTGTTGCAAAATCTCAATCGAGAAGTGAAAGCAATTGAAAATAGAACGCAGAAAGGATTAATGACTGCTGGTTTACTCGTAAAACGAGAAGCACAGTTGAAAACCCCTGTTGATATTGGAAATTTGAAGGCATCCGCTTATGTTGATCCAATTCATGACTCCATGGGGAGACTTGGTGTCGAAATTGGATATACCGCTTTTTATGCTCCTTTTGTTCATGAGGCATCTGGGAAATTGAAGGGATTACCAAGGCCAAGGCCACATAAGGGGAGATTTTGGGATCCACAGGGAAGGGCTGAACCGCAGTTTTTACGAAATGCATTATATCAAAATGCAGATAAGATTTTATCAATAATTGCCGAGGATGCAAAAATTAGATGAACTCAGTTGCCGAAGATATAAAAGACATTCTTGAAGATGATTCTATTGGGTCATTAGGGACTGATATTTTTATTGGTATGATGCCCGAACTTCCCGATTCTTGTATTTGTTTGTCTGATAATCAGGGATTAGGAAAACCAGAATCAAGATATGAGTGGGATTATACCGGGGTGCAGGCTTTAATTAGAGGGGTAGAAGGTGGCTATCAGGCTGTGTACGCGAAAGCCGTAGCCGTTAAGGTATCTCTCCATGGACTGGTAAATGAAACGGTAAATTCAGCGATTTATAAGATGATTCAGGCGGGCCATGATCCGCTTTACCTGGGAGTCGATAATAAAAACCGGCCAATGTTTTCAATTAATTTTGAAATTCAAAGAACATCGGCCTAACAAAACAGGAGGACAATGATATGTCTGTAAGTGCAGT